TGCAACTTGAAAATTACAAACATAAAGCGCATTGTTTGTTGCGTATGAATAACCTAAAAACGCATCTGTTGTTGCGCTGGCTGAGAACGCCGGCAAGTACCTCTGACACAGAGCCAACTCACCCTGAACGGTTCCGCTTGCAGTTGTGAACTCTGTGGTTGTTTGTCCAGCCTCAATTTGCACGCCCCAAACGCTCAAGGTAAATGTTGAGTTAAGCGGAAGTCCAAAATAGAAATAGGCACAGTTATTGTTTGCTCCTATTGTTTTACCGGCAATACTAGGAACAGTTAATTGTGCGGTGTACCTAGTCCAAGTAGTAGTTACAGAAATTGTGCCTGGATTAAAGCCTGTTTCAAAAGTTCCTGCTGTTCCACCAGTGCCAAAGTATTGCCCCCAAACCGGATTGACATTTATTGTTCCCGAAGCAGATTTAGCCCAAAACGAAACAGTAATTGTCTGATTGGCAAACTTTCTTACATCTTCAATTTTTTGAACTAATTGACTGTATGTAGCACCAGAACCGGCAACTGTCTGTGCGTATTGCAAATAGTAAGCGGATTCATAACCTACAACAGGAGCGGTTCCAGGGGTGAATGTTTGTTGGGTAATGTTAACGTTTGCACCACCACCGTTATTGTTTGCAATGTTCCAACGGTCAGCAGAAAAAAGTCCATTGGTAATTCCGTTGAATGTTGTACCTCGTTGCCACACCCCAAAGTCACCGTTAATGATGGCGTTCTTACCGGCTATCTGAGCAGTAGGTGGAGTACCAACAATTCCCCACGTTCCAGGCGTACCGGCAACTGTGCAGACGTACATAGCGCCAGACTGGTCAACGATAAAGTCGCCCACCGCAAACGTACCTGTCGTAGGTGCGCCCGAAGCCGTAGCTCCTGCGTAACGTGATGCAGCAGTAGCGCCAGGGAGTCCGGTGTTTCTGACCGCTTCTTGTGAGATGGACTGAGCCATTAGTTATTCTCCTGAGAGGCTAGGTAGGCTTGGTAATCGGAATTGGCTGGGTCAAGTGGAATAATAGTTATTGTTCCATCTTCATTATTGCGTTGAATGTTTTGTCCTTGAAGTGGCGATTCATTTGTTATGACTTCGTATGTTGGCATTTCTATAACTCCGCACTGTATTGAATGTAAGCCGTGTTATTTCCCGCTGCTCCTACTTGTGTTGCGTTTCCTCCAACCAATCCCCCACCACTCGCAGCAACGACTAATTGTGTGCCATACGGAGTAATGGCGTTGTTGCTTATTGAGGTTACAGATGCTCCACCCAATAAAGCCGTACTCATTGACATTCCTGAAAGAGGGGACGAAGGTGTTATTGATGGGTTCGCTCTCATTGTTACCGGAAAACTTACATTTATTAAAGCATTGGTTGACGAATAGCACTGACCAACTCCAAATGAAGCATAAGCAGAGTTTGCTCCAACAGAAGTTTGATTCCAAAAGTACCTCTGACAAGCTGCTAACTCACCTTGAATAGTTCCACCAGCACGTGAGAAGGCTGTGGCTGTGGAGCCGATTTCGAGTTGGAGTTGACCGAGGTACACCGAAACTCCTGATGCAACTGTTCCTGAAGTATTGGCAACGTAAATAAGTAACGACTTGGCGGTTGATGGTACTGAGAATGTTCCGGTGATGTTAGTCCAAGAACCTGAGACTGCCGTTCCAGTTCCACCTGTTCCAGAAACTCCAGACCAAGCACCAGATGAAACATTGTCGTCAACAACGGTTGAATAGTAAAGAGTGAAAGTCATTCCGACTGATGCAGATGCCTGAACCAACCCAGAGAAAGTTACTGTTTGACCAGCCAACGGAAGCGTGTTTTTTGTTTCAACAACTTGACGAAGGTTGATACTTGCAGCCGAACCGCCAACGGTCATTTGAAACGAATACTGAGAACCAGGTGGAACGGTAGATGTTGATTGTTGTTGCGTTGTTGAAGCCGAAGCGTTAAACCACCAACGGTCTGCGGTTTGATAACCAGCAGCAGTTGAAGTTGTGCCTCGTTGCCAGATGTCCATACCGCCGTTGATAATAAAGTTCTTGCCGGCCACATTCTGAGTAGTAGCAAGCGCACCAACCTGAGCAGCCGTGTAGTCAGATGACCCAGGAGTAACTGCACCAGTACGACCATTGAATGATGAGACTGTGCCAGTAGATGACGGAGCAGTAGTTCCAGCCACTACAACACGCAACTCGTACTGCATAGCGGTAGCACCAGATGAGGCGTAGGCGAGTGAGTATTGGATTGGGGTTGAGGCTTTGGCGTAGACGGTAATTGAGCCGGAAATAAATCCAGTGGTCAAAGAGTTCTGCTGAGTTGACTGACCAACTGAGGTAATTACGTTGGAGTCGGTATCGGTAGAGATGACCGAGAACACACCGAGCGTCGAAGAAGTCGTTGCTGCGGTGGTGACTTTGGCGTAGTAGTTAATGGTAAAGAGACCGTCAGAGGCAGGGGTGTAGAGCGTTGTGGCTGCTTGAGCTGCGGACTGAGCGGTGAGGCTGACGGTAGCGAGGGCGGTGGAAGATGACCATGTAGCAGTGGTTCCGTTGGACTGGAGAACTTGTCCTGCGGTTCCGATGGCAAGTGGGGTGTAGGCAGAGGTCGATGAACCGACTGGGATAGACCCGACAGCCGGAGCCGTTGCGGTTCCAGTTCCGCCATTAGTAACAGAGAGAGTTCCGACAGAGTTAGCAAGGTTGTTACTTGCGGTCATGTACCACTGACCAGCAGCGTAGTTAATAAACGAGTACGCACCGTTGACTGGTACGACAAGTGAAGTTACGCTTGACGTAGAGCCAAGTGGAAGCATTGAACTTGCGCCAAACCCTGCGGTAACTGGAACTGATGAACGGTTAATGATTGTCCACGTTGCACCGTCAACAGGCAAGGCAATAACGCTGATTGTTTGTGAAACGGTAGAGCCAGAAAAGATAGTTACTTCGTTTGGCCCTGCTGTTGCGGTTGCTGAACGACTGACCATGTGAGCTTCAATAAGAGGCCACCAAGTACCAGGCGTACCAGCAGTAGTGCATACCCAGAACGTCGAGGTCTGGTCAACAATAAAGTCACCAACTGCAAATGTTCCGCTAGTCGGTGCGCCGTTAGTTGTGGCTCCAACGTACCTAGAAGCAGCAGTAGCGCCGGTAAGACCAGAAGCCTTAAAGTCAGGTGCTACTACTTCACCGGTGAACGTAGCGCCCGAAAGAGGTGCTAATTGGTTAAGAAGGTTTGCGTCAACCGTCTGGGCAATCTGATAGCCAACGGCAATACTCTGAGCTGTGGTTCCGTACTGCGCTCTGGTAATCGTGAAGGTGTCAGTGGAGACATTCGTTACCCTGACGATTTCAGCGTTGGTGTTTGTTGGCTGGACTCCGCTAGGCCAGATAGTTGCGTCAAACGGCGTGGCAGGGAAGTATGCTCCCTGACCAGCCGTGACGACCAAACTTGTTCCAGACGTGGCAGGAGACGGTGCTGTTGCTACGAGTGAAATTGCAAAGTTCTTTAATGCATCCATCAGATTGCCTTTGGGTTAGGCGTCTGTGGGAGTTTCCTCCACAGGCGCAGGGGGAGTAACAGTTCCAACGGCTGATGCCGAGAACTCTTGCTGACCGCCCATTAGCTCAGTGATGTTGTGACTGCGCCGATAGCGAAGGTAACAGTTGAACCGGCTGAGATAGCGCCTGAAAGCCCAGATGTTGTTCCGCCACCGAGGTATGTACCTGAAGTTGCAGCTGTGAAGAGGCCGAAGTAAGGAACTCCACCTGCTTCTACTGGCATATTTGTGAATGTCTGTGCGTTCGTTGAAGCCTGTGAACCGGCTGATGCTGAACCAAATGCGATTGCTTGGCGAGCGTATGAACCACCAGTTACTTCACCAGACGCACCAGTTGTTGATGGGTCGCTTGTGAAAAGTGCGAGGTAGTAAGTAGTTGACGGAACGAATCCGGCGTTAAGCATCGTGTTTTCTTGTGCTGCAGGAAGTCTTGCCACTTTGTCTCCTAAGTGATAGTTGCTATAAATTATAGCAGTTTTATTGTTTGGTTTTCTTTGTTGCTTTGATTGCTGGCGTGTTCATAATGTCCAGTTCGGCCATCATGTGCTTTATGTCAGCAATGATTTCTTTGAGGTCAGCGAGTTCAGCGTTGGCGTGTTCGCTTACATCAAGATGGTACGCAGCCAGTTCAGCCGAGATTCGGTCTGCTCGTTTGGCGGCGATGAGAAGAATTGCCCCCTGTAATCCAGCGAGGGTTGAGAGCATGAGGTTAAGCAGGATGAACGGGTATAGGTCAAACGGCTTGCTTGAGAATGAGTTGTACGTCATCCATGTAATCATTAGAACTACGAATGAGAATACGAAAGGCCACGAACCCATGCCGTGTCGCATAGCGTCTGCAGCTCGTTCCCCTAATGTGCGCTCGTCACCGGATCGAACCGCCGGATGGAAATGCCAGTGGGATAGGCGTTTAGCCATCTACTGCGTCGTGAAACCCCAAGTGTCGGTCTAAATCTGATGTGACGGCATCAAGTTTCTTTTCAATGCGGTCAACAGCGTCACGAAGGCTAGAGCCACCGTTGGGCTTAGTCTCCTTCTTAATCTCGTCTAAGCGGTCTGATACCGAGCGAGCAAGGAGGTTGTGAGCAAATCGAAGCGCTCCCCAAACCATTCCCATTAGGAAACCGATTGCAACAATTAACTGAATCCAAAAGTTAAAGGTGTTGGCGTTCATACTATGCAGCCGGAGGTGTGTGAATTGACTGAGCGTTCAATGCAGAGGTGTTGAAGCGTAGGTAGGTCTGTGGCAAACGACCATCCTGATTGACGTGAACGTAACTAGGGTCGCCCTGCTGACCATGTGAGATGGTTAGAGGGTTCTTTGCGTTAGCGCCGGTAACGTCAACAATGAGTGCTGTGTGCCAGCCGGTTCCTGGGCCATAAACAATTACGTCTCCTGGCAGGACATCCTTGAGGGCAATCTTGCGACCATGTGCGAGCAGTGTGCCGGTGTATCCGGTGTGGTTGTAGCTCTGAGCATTTGGATCAGGAGCGCCAGCCCAGTTGTAGCAAAGGGTGACAAAGGCTGAACAGTCGGCGGTCACTGGCAGTTTGCCTGGGTGTCCGATACCCGACATACGCTGAGGTCCTTCTGAGTAATTAAACTTGGCGTGATTAGTGGCTGCCCACTTTGCCCACGCAACGATGTTCTGTCGAACGTCTGTCATTATTCTCCTAGAGAGTTGGCGTATTCTTGCAAGCACTTGGCATCGCAGACTACGACTGGCATTGAGATGAACGGTGTTTCAGAGTTGGACTGAGGCTGAAGAACCACAAAGGTCATTTCCCCTGTTACTTCTGTCTTGCATCCGTCGCAAGTTAAAACGCTTGTTGTTGTAATTCCCATGATTTCTCCTTATTGAATTCCTACGACACTTAATGTAGAAAAGTTAATTGAACTACTACCTGTGTTCCAATAACATTGTAATGTCATTGTAGATGGTATAGAAACTGGTGTAAGTGGTACATAAACAAGTGACCCTGAATAGGTATTTCTAGTAGTAGTCAATGCTTGTCCAACGGCAAAGTTTGCTACAAGAGCGCTTCCTGAACCTTCAATAATGTTTACAGTAAGAGTTGCAGCAGCAGATTGCGCCCCTGATTGACCCATAGAAAAAGTAACTAAAAACTTTGAAAAACCGAAAGTGCCTGTATTAAAAGAAACACTGTTAATAGTTACTGGAGAAGTTCCGATTAGAACTGCGGTTGATTGAGGGTTTGCGCTCCATGCGTCATTGTTAGGCGTTGATCCACCAACGGAAACATAAGAGTAGGTAGAACTGCCACTGTTCCATTGAAGTACACCTGTACCGCTCGGTGTAGTGGAAACGTAACTAGAGCCGTTCCAATACATAATTGAACCAGTAGTGCTAGGCGTTCCACTAAATGAAAATTGACTTCCAATGGATGAGTAATACATGAACGAACCGGAACCAGTAAGTCCGGTTACGTTTACTGGGTAGTTCTGAATCTTTATTACAGTGTTTGCTCCAGTTGATCCTGTTACATCACCTGCAAGCGTTATGTTTCCTGGAGTCCATTTTCCTGTGGGCGCAATAGAGCTGTTCCAAATAAGAGTGTTGCCGTTAGATGGAGCGGTGGAATCACTTTGCGCCCATCCAAAACCATTCCATTCAAGGATTTGTCCGTTTTGCGTAGGAGCTGCACCTGTTGTCCAAGAACTTGTAGATGTTGAGTACTGCATGATGCTTCCCGATACAGGGAAGTTCGCGCCAGTAAGTGCAAGCGTTTGACCACTTGCAAGGCTTACCACTTGGTTAGAAGCGGTTGTACCTGATACGTCACCGACTAAAGGAACTGCAGCTGGCCCCCATGTCAGGGTGCTGTTGTTCCAAACAAGTGCTTGACCTGTTGAAGTAGCGGCTGCGGACAGCGACCAGTGACCACTAAGAGATGTGTTCCAGTATTGGAGTTGTCCGTCGCCTGTTGGCGTTGGCCCAGTAACCCATTGTTGAACTGCTCCTACGTTTGACCAGTAGAGAACGTCGCCGTTACCTAGACCGGTTACGTTGACTGGATAGCCAGCAATAGAATTGCCACTCACGGCTGGAACCCATGTGCTTGACGTTGCGTTCCAAGTAAGAACATAACCGTCGGTAGCACCAGTAGTTGTACCCAGAGGCGAACCGTTAATCTTAATTACGGTGTTGCTTCCACTAGCGCCAGTTACGTCACCGGCAAGAGTTACAGAACCGGCGCTACTGTTAATCGCCCATTGAGAATCGTTGGAGCCGTTGCCTACGGATTGTAGAACTAAGCCGCTAGTCGTAGTGTTAGGAATGTTCCCCATTATGAATTGCTCCTAATTGGATACGGATCAAGTATGAAGGAGGTGTGCCAGAAACCAGGCTCGGCTTGGAAATCGTGGCTAATAGATTCTACAACCATGTTAGTGCTAATTAAACCCTGTTGGTCAGGGTAATTACCTGTTGTAGATGAATTAGGCGAATTGCGCTTAAAGGTTACTACGTCACCAAACTCTGTGTTAAGCAGGGCAGTCATGTTCTGACCGTTGTTAGTTTCGCTTCGCAGCTCAACGTTACCGACACGAGGCAATGGCGTTCTAAATAATCTGCCAAGGAATGTAGCCGTAGATAGCGCAAGTGTCAGCGAAGTGTGAACTGTGCCTGACTTAGTAAGGGTTGAGTATCCCCAACGTGGTTCGTTAGCAGAGTTTTCGTAAATCTGTTCTGTTCCTGCCTGTGGCGCAACTTTGACAGTTGTCCATACGTCAACGTCGTCACGCACTACCTGAAGGCTTGGGCCGTAGTAGTGGTACGTCGAGGATGTGTCGTCAGTCCATACGTGGTCGCCAGTTGGCGTGTAGCTGTTAGGACTCCAAGTTCCGGTTGAGGTAGTTGAGTTCCAGTTCCAAGTACCGTAATACAACTGATTGTAAAAAGAGAACGTGCCGTTTGGCTCTTGGTAGAACGAGCCAATGTCGGTGTCGCAAATCTGCAAGATGAGGTCGAGTGCTGTTGATCCGGTGACTGGCGAATCCCAGTACCAAGGCTCTACGGCGATAAAGCCGTTACCAGACGCACCATTGACCCACGCAGTTGCGCTGTCGTTGATGAAGTAGGTGTTGGAGTTAAGCACTACCTGACCACCGGTGACAGTTCCAAAACCTGCAATGCAGAGAATCTCGGCAATTCTGTCGCCTGAAAGAACTTGATTTGACGTAACTGGAAAACCCTTTGTAAGAAGCGACCCTGCTACGTAGCGGTTAATAAGTTCGTTTAATAGACCAGCGCCAGCGTAATTTGTATTGTTACTAATTACTACTTCGTCGATAAGTCCTGAAAGACTAGCTGCAGACGTTGCATCTCCAAGAGCTGCGTTTCCTGCGCCAATTAACAATGGTTGATTTGCAGATGAGTTAGTTGTTGACCAACCATTAAAAGAAGTACCACCGCTTGTAATAATTGGTGTAAGAACTCCGTCTACATAAACATTTAATTGACCTGCTGAGTCATTACAGAATCCGACATGATGCCAGTATCCATCATTGACAGTTGTTGATGTCCTAAAAACTGGAGTGGCAAGACCTGAGCGACCTGAAATACTTGCAGGTGTTGAGTTGCTAGAAACTTTAAGAGTTGTGCCAGTTTTAGAAGTAACTTTCCAGTCACCGTTGTAGGCAGCAGTCATTCCATTTATTCTCACATAGTCACCGACAGTAATGTTGCCTGTAGTAAATGTTCCGGTGAAAGTAAACTCAGTTCCGTTAGCCGAGGCTGCGGTAATTGAACCAGCAGAAAGACCTTTAACGACTGCTTGTAATTTCCCACTTAGGGAAACCCATAACTGACAATCAGTTCCGTTGTACCCACCAGCAAGAACTGTAGTGATTTGTTGATTAGCAATTCCTTGACCAAGAATCCAAAAGTCAAGTGCGCCGTTTGTTACGCCAAACCCACCAGGTACGTCATCTATTTCTAACCAGCCCGAAGGTGCGCCAGAACCATTTGCAAGGTCAATAGAACCGTTGTTGGAATAAACCATTGCACCGTTTGGATTAAACGAAATGGGACCAATGTAACTTCCGGCTCCGCCAGTGTTAATTTGGTCGTAAGTGTTTGTTTGTGTTGCCGTTCCTGTGCCACCGGCGAGACCAGATGAATTGCCTGTGTATAAAGTGAATGAAGAACCATTAGCGGCATAAACAGGTGCGCCAGCTGAGTTGGCTTGAGTGTTTTGATCTCCACCACTAAATGAAGTAAGACCAGTTACCGTAACGTACTGTCTAGGTGTTGTAACAGCAAAACCGTTAATTGAAGTGTAATCAGTGTATCCAGCACCATAAACAGCAGATGGTGTTACCGCACTAGTGACGGTTACCTGCTGAGTAAGGTCGCATCGAAACCAATTTGTAGCACTTGCGCTTTTAGCATAAGTTGTCCAAAAGTTAGTTGAAGCCATGTAGCGAAGCGACAAGAACTTAACTAGGTCGGTGGCGTTAATCGTTAGGTCTACGTTGAGCTGGTCGGTAATCTTTTCGTCAATGCTGTCAATAAGTCCGTAGAACACTGGGTAGGTTGTGCCACTCCACGTCGCCGTTACCTTGATAGGTAGGCGAGGTTGAATCACATAACCAGTACCGTTGACTGATCCGTTGAGGAAGAACCCTGTGCGCTCATTGACGGTCATGCTAAGCGTTCCAGCTTCTACACGGTCAAGAAAGTGCTGACGACCTAGGCGAGTAGTAAAGTCACGAACATAGGGCGTAACGTCAGTCCAAGTCTGAGTAAGGCTTTGAATGTTGGTCGGGGTGAAAGCAATTTGCACCGAAAGCGTAGGTAAAGAGTCAAGTGTCATTAGTTGACACGATTCTTAGTCGGTTTTGCTGGAGGGTTTGTAGAAGCCCACTTAGCAAATAGGTTGCCCATCCAACGCACGTCTTTAGTCATCTGGTTGCGAACTTCTTTAGAGATTTCGGCAATGAAAGCAGGGTCTTTAGCAAGGTCTTCAGCAATAATGCCAAGATCAAGTGTTATGTTCCAGTCTTGATTTTCTACTGAATTAAACTCTGCCATTATCTATTACTCTTTGCCGAACGAC